CGAAGATTGATTTGTCATACTTGAATGATGGTTTCATATATGATTGTTTGAACTTTGCCAATTTACATACTCCAATATGTTTCGGAACTTGGTGACATGAAGCCTGGAGTGTTCACACTCTGTTTGAACTTCTTACCTGTCATCATGTTAGTGACTTCTTCTTGAGCCTCTATATTATTAAAGTAGGTATCAACATTTATAATCTTCATGTCAACCAACTCACCTGTAAGTTCACCTTCAGCCATTCTACCAGTCTTGCCATTCTCATGTAGACCTAAATGTTCGAATTTGAAAGTACCGTATGGTCTCTTGTTCTTTAGACCTTCTGCGAATTTCTTTTTGATTCTTGTGAGTGATGCCTTAGCATGACTCTCTTGTTTATGGATCTGTCCTGTGTAGGAGTAATCTTTTTCACTTACGATTTCCGTAGTGTCTGTTCTATATATTACAAAGCCCTGTTTCATATTATTTGCCTCTCTTTTAGTTGTTTGCCTAATAGTTAATTTCTTACTATATTATATAGTATAAGGTCACACGGTCAGAAAGTCAACCTTTTTTTTGCCAAAATGTGAATTTATTTTGAAAGATTAATAACGAATATTCTTCGACCAACTACCAGGCTCATTTCGATCATAGCCGTTTCTCTTGTTGGCCCAGTATGCTCCATGAGGTTCATTTTGAATAAAGATCCAATCCTCATTACATTTGATGCAAGGTTCGTGTAGTGAGTCTACCGGCAGTGACCCCATCATCCATTCGTTGTTCTTAGTGGCAGAGCAACCCGTAGTGAGTATTAGTAGTGAGATGATTATTAGTGATCGCATAGTGACTCCTTAAATATTTTGATTACTTCAGCAAGACCTAACAAGATAACAATAAATCGCAACATCTCATCGCCAAGCAACCAAACGCCGTAGTAGGCACAAAGTCTCAAGCCACTTTCAATAAGGCCTGACACAAAATATGATTGCGATCTTCTCGTGTTCTCATTCATAATATAAACTATACTATCAATGAGAGCATTTGTCAATGGAAATTGGCAGAATTTCTTTCTTTACTATCGTTCTTATTGATCTTTTGTGTGATTCGGATTGCTATTTTTTCATTTTTGATTTTGGAAATGATAAGATCGGTGTAGGAGTCTACAATAAGATAGTTGCCAATATCGTCTGTACATAATGTATATCTCATGTAAATATTTATAAGATGCTACAGCGGGGCCTTTGTTAAAAGAAGGTTGACATATTTGGATAACGATGTTATACTATATAAACAATTAGAAAAAAGATATGACAACGGAGATACCATATCATGATTAAACTAACTGGACGACATTACAAGAACAAGATACAACCCAGCCGGCGTGAGTGGCCAAAATACTCAACCCAACTTCTAAACATTGCAGGTCAAAATTCACAGGCCTTTAGATCTCAATTCGTAGGTCATTGCAAGGAGACCTGGTTGAAAATGCGTAGTGAAGGTATAAAAGGAACACTGACGGAGTGGACCGACTATTATAATAGTGAGCATGGCAGTGACGGCTTAGTGACGGCTGGTGAGAAGATCTATGACATGATTGTAAAAATGAACGTTGGTGGTATTACTAAAGATATGTGTATAGAATATGTGCAGGAGGTTGTATATAATAAGACACACATGGGTATGGGTGGAGAAGAAGTTGCAGTTAGAGTTGTTGCAGACTACTACAACCTACCTCATCGTTTTAGTACTGCAAAAGAAGAGTCGCAGGGCATTGATGGCTGGGCAGGAGACTATCCTATACAGGTTAAACCCCACGACAGTGCATTTAAAGGGCATGTTCACAATCATCCAGACAAAGATAAGGTCTTACTCGTAACATACGTGCCTAAAAAGACGGTGTGCTATATTCACAACCCTGAATTAGTTCCAAATCCTTAATAATCGATAAGTTTGCATATTCTACAGCGGGGCCTTACATAAATATTTGTATGCTACTCAGCATCACAGAATGTGTACAAAGGAGATATCCAATGGCAAACCTCAGAGCTTTACAATTAAACTTAGAAGTAGGACAAGAAATTTGCGTAGGCCAATCAAACAAGATTGCAAAAATAACCAAGATAGAATACTTTCCCAAGAGCGGAGATGTTTCTATTAACACAACAAGAGGACCACGAAAGGCGTTAACATTTAGAATACTTGAGACATCGAATGATGACGAGTATGAGTCAACGGCGGATAAATATAGATAGTATGTTATTAAAAGATATTTCCATTGATGCTTTAGAAGAAGCAAAGGCAAGTGCTAAATTATGTAAGAGCTCACGCTCTAACAGTTCTCTTGGTGCTTCGAATCTTTCTTCTTGCAAGAGTCAAGGTTACAGAAGACGTGAAGGCAAGAAGAGTCACAAGGTTGGCGACACACGTAAGACAGTAGGCGGCAAGAAGATCAAAGGAAAGAAGTACGGTGGACCACTTCCTGATTGGTCATAACATATGACACATCAATTATACCGCGGTAAAATTCTTGTTGCAACACCCTCTCTGGACGATGACAAGATGTTCAGACAAAGTGTTGTATTCATCTACGAAGAAAAGGGCGAAACTGTTTACGGTCTTGTTCTTAACAAACCATCTAAGTTATCAATAACAGACGCATGTCGTCTAACACAATTCCAAGCAGAACATTCGTTAATGGACAACGAACAGAAAGTATATGCAGGCGGTCCAGTAGGACAAGAGAGTCTTGTATTGTTACACTCCAACGAATGGCAAAGTACTAACACACATCAAGTAGCACACAACCTTGCAGTCAGTAGCGACAAACTAATGATAGAGAAGTTACTAATGGGTAACGTACCTAAAGACTACAAAATGCTGTCAGGTGTTAGCACTTGGCACCCAAGACAACTTGCTATGGAATTGCACTACGGTACTTGGTTACAGATAGAAAATCCTGATCCACATATGTTTTTTACTAAAGAAGGTAAGGCAGGTTGGATGGACTGTATTAAGAAAGCAAGTTCAGAACAGGTCGAAAGTTACTTATAGAGGTTAAATAACATTATGAACAAGATATTTTTCTTTCTGTCTTTATTATTAATGCTTACAGCGTTTGCGTCAGCATCAATGTTACGCAGTAGTCCTGCTATTGCTATAGAGCCAGAAGTTGAAACTCCAAGGGAGCCAGGGTTAGGTATAGATCCAGAGATACCAGAAACTATGTTTCAAAGCCTACCTATATTGGTTGAGTGTGGTCCGGCACAAGTGTTAATGCCAAGTGTTGTTACAAAGTATAAAGAGCAACCGTTGGCACAGATGAATGTTATGTTTAGAACACCAAATGGTCAAGTGTTACAAGGCTTAGGTACAATAACAGTCAACAAAGACACAGGCACATGGACTTATGTTGTTAACTTTGAAAACACAACTAATATGTGTGTGTTCTTACAAGGCACTAACTTCGGTCCGTTCGTACCAGGACAAAAGACTCAAATTGAAAAACTTCCAGAAGGTATGCCCAAGGAAGGTGAAATGCCTGGAGTTACTAAAAGAGTTTTAATAGATTATTAATTAATCGATCATATACACTATTCCCATACTTGTTCGGAAATAGTTATCACGTGGGCTGTCCGCCCGATGCCAATACATTGAAGGAAACATAACAGCACGATTAGGTTTGAAGTCTACAGTTGTAAGTAGGTCTCCATTCTTCTCCTTGTAAAATGTTGTGCCTCCGTCGCCCTTAAGGTAAACAACAATAGTCCATACTGTTTCTTGTTGCTCGTGTATATCTGCATGTGGCCACATGGTGTAGCCTTTGCCCTGCATAGTGCCATTGAAGCGTAAACGTTTCATGTCGTGTACGATTGCTTTAGGCTTTTTGTTTTGTATTTGTTTTCTGCATTGCTCATCGACAACGTCCATAAGTTGCATAGGATCAAAGTGAACTGTTCCTTCTTCGTATATATTCCAAGTCATAAAACGTTCGGTAGGACTACCTTCGCTTTCACTTACAACTTCACAATACTTCCAAGGAACATATTCACTCTTAGATATTATATCATCGAACACAGACTGTTCGAAGAAGTCATCAAATACGATAATGTTATCGATTGATGCCGTGGGTGTCGTCATAGTATTTGATATGCTCATCATTACTCTCATCACGTCTATCAAGCCATATGCTTAAAAGTATGGCAAGAAATCCTATGGAAAGTAAACACCAGAAGAAAGGCTCAGTAGTTAGTAAGTGCCATAGCACTTGTAATCCGTCCATACCTTGTAAATCTTCTCGCATGTTATCTTCCCATTTTCTCTTTAGCGGCTTTTCTTTTTGCTTCTATTATTGCCGCTTGTCTTATTTTTCTACCTATTGGTAATGCCTGTATCATTTCGTATGTTCCGCCTTTCTTGGCTTCCCATTCTACTTTCACACTCGAGCTCTCTGTTCCGCCCTGGTATGACTTTACTGCCTTTTTATAACTTATTGCCTCTTTTGTTTCTGTCTTGTCCCCATCATAAAATGTGAACGTTCTCATCTTTGTCATAGATGCCTTTCTACTTTAGCCAAGCAACTCTTTTGCCTGCTTTGACTCTTCTTGTATGTTCTTCATGTGACCCTGGATACCTCCATGCCCATATAGCAACAAGGACCATAAAGCCGCCAGTCCATGCTATTGCTTTTAAGTTGCCAGTGGTAAACCACATGACAGCGATACTTGATGACATAGTTAATATCATTAAGTATTTTCCCTTTGTTGGGAATACTCGTTTCTCGCTCCAGCCACGTAAGAACGGGCCAAACAATTTGTGGTTCATAATCCAGTTGTGCATTCTATCACTCGACTTCGCGAAACAATACGCCGCACCAACTGCTGGTGTACTCCAAGGTAAGCCTGGTAGGTAAACACCTACAAATGCTACTCCTAATAAGATACAACCAAGCGTAAACCAAAACGCTTTCTTTATATTAAAGTTCTTCATTATACTTCTCCTGCTATTTCTTTTTCTTTTTATTTTTTTTGCCTAAGTCTGTGCTGTACATCTTTTGAAAACCTTTCTAAGTGCTTCAACTAAGTCATGCAACATTGCATCAGTGTGCAATGGCGTTGGAGCAAAACGTAATCGTTCTGTTCCTACTTCAACAGTAGGATAGTTAATAGGTTGACAATAGATATTATAATCATCTAACAACATGTCGCTCATCTTCTTACAAAGTTTAGCATCACCTACCATCACAGGTACAATGTGTGTTTCGTTTTCTAACACAGGAATGTTAACGGCTTTGAGCATGTCTTTTAGTTTTCTTGCTTGTAGTTGATGTTGTTGTCTTAATTCATTGTGGTCTTTTACATACTTCACGCTTGCCAACGCACCAGCACAAATTGTAGGACTGGTTGAAGTAGTAAAGATAAAGCCTGAGGCGACAGAACGGATAGCGTCTATGACAGTACTATTCCCTGTAATGTATCCACCCTGTACACCAAAGGCCTTACCAAGTGTGCCGTTAAGTATATCTATCTTGTTTAGACAACCGACCTGATCTGCGTAGCCTGCACCGGTCTCCCCGTACAAGCCTACTGCATGAACTTCATCAAGATAGGTAACAGCATTATATTTTTCAGCCAATGCACAAATTTCTGGAAGTTTACTGACGTATCCATCCATGCTATACACAGACTCAAAGACTATACAAGGAGTGCCTTTGACGTCTCGCAGTAGTTGTTCTAATGTTTCAAGATCATTGTGCGGAAAAATGTGCTTTTCTGCACCACTGTGTCGAATCCCTTGTATAAGGCTTGCATGATTCTTACTATCAGATAGAAACACAATGTCGGGAATGATACGTTTAAGTGAAACAAGAGTCCATTCATTTGCAACATATGCTGACGAGAACATTAACGCTGACTCTTTGCTATGCAATTTGGCCAACTCATGCTCAAGTGCTACATGATAATGAGATGTTCCAGCGATGTTACGAGTCCCACCCGAACCTGCTCCGGTTTGATCAAGAGCGGTATGCATGGCATCAATAACAACTTTGTTCTGTCCCATACCAAGATAATCATTTGAACACCAATTGACAATGCTTTTAATAGCATACTTCCCATACCAAATGGCATTAGGAAACTCTCCTCTTTCACGCAGTATATCGTTGAACACTCTATACTTGCCTGAATCTTCAAGTTCATCAATTAGTTTTTTAAATGGGTCGAGGTTTATCATGCACAGTATTTATGTGCGTAGATAATGGCTATGTAGTAATAAGGTTCGCGTTGAGCATGATCCTATGTCTATTTTGGATAGGATAACTTCCTGCATGATAATAGTTGCCATCGAATAGCAAGGCTCTGCCTTTCTTAGGTGCTACTCTTTGTTTAAGATCGAACTGACCAGGATTGGGATCCATAGGATCAAACTTGCGATCAAATATAAAAGTGTCGCCATCAGTATCGTTAACATAATAGATGAGTACCATATGATCGCTGGGCATATCAGTATGAGGTTCTTGACACTGTCCATCTTGCCAACCAGGTATTTGTACATTTAAGTTTGCTTTCAGTCTGTGGTAGCCGTCATTATCAAAGCCATGTTTCTCAGCAAAGTATCTTAGTGTACTGACTGTAGAATAAAATGTGCTTGTTGGTCCATCTTCGTCATTGAAGAAGTTGTGTACGAATCCATGTGCGTATTTAAAACGCTCATCATGTATCTTAGGCTTACCGTTGTTGATGCTCGGTCTATAGTGCCACGGAAAGTTTACTGCACTCAACACTTCTTCAATGTTATCTTGATAGCGTTGCGGAATAAAATTATCTATTACTTCTATCATATGATCAGTCCTGCATTTAGAATCATGCGTGATTGATTTTCTATAGGATTGTTACTGCCATGATAGCGTAATCCATCAAACACAACCGCAGTGCCTTTCTTAGGAGCAACACGTTTGTAAACTGTAAACTCATCTGGCTCTGCTTTCTCGTCAAATATTTGATCAAAGAAGAATGTATCACCATCACTGTCGTTTACATAGTACAAGCATACCAAGTGTGGTATGGGCATATCAATATGCGGTTCTTGTACAGTATCCGTTGTCCAACCATTAACAGGAACTGTTAGGTTTGCTTTGAGTCTATAGTAACCTTGTGTGTCATAGTTTACATTTACAAACTCTATAAAGTTCTGCACCATACCAAAGTAATTGCTTTGTGGGCCAAACTCCTGATGATAGAACTGATGAGTAAACCCATGACTGTATTGAAAACGTTCGTCCTGAATCTTAGGTTTACCTGTTGTGATATTTGGTTGATAGAACCAAGGGAAATCGTTGCGTAACATAACTGCTTCAATTTCATCTTGATACTTCTGTGGTAGAAAATTGTCTATAACTTCGAACATGTATATACTTATGGCCAATAAAAAACCCCTATACCGTTTATGGTATAGAGGTTTTCTTTATCATCATTAGTTGTGGAACTATGTTCCTGTATATCTCTTGTTTTAAATCATATGTTATTTTGTATTGTTAATGAAGGCATAAAATTTATCTGCCGCCTCCAGGACTTCTTCTGTGCCAGGCACGTCTGGCAATGTTACTTTCGTAACAACTTCATCACCTTCTTTGGTAATTGAAGTACTATATTGATCCCACTGAGCGTAATAGTCTTTCCAGACTGATACACTTGCGAGTTTCAAAACTTCTGTGCGAATCTCGTAGCCGTTTTTATTTGTGTTAACTTTGGGCATTGCTTGTTTGAACATGTCCGCAATCTCTTGCGTCTGTTTTAGGATTGTTTCACCGTATGTGGTTTCTACTTTACTCATAATTTATTATACTCCTGTGTGTTTGTGTGTATAGGTATTTATTAGACACCAAATAAAATCGTAATAATCTGGCATTTATGTAACATGTTAATAAAAAAAGGTTAATCAAAATCGTTAATTAAGGCTCATATCGCAATTAAGAGTGTTTTTCTTTTGTTTATACGACTCTAAATAAATTGCTGACCGACAAACGTGATTGGTTAGCGTTAACTTGAAAGGAGATCCATTATGGAAATCTTAAATAAAGTAAAGGCTTGGGCCGGAGCATTAACAGAAGCAGGAATCAGTTTGCTTTCGTTAGGCATCGTGTTAGAAGTCTTGTTCAACGGACAGAACATTCCGTTCTGGCCAAACATCAACATAATTGCTAACATTCAAAACATTGTCGCAGGCTTTTCTGCTCAAGGTTTAGTTGGTCTTGTTGCTGTATGGGTTTTATATTCAATTTACAATAGAAAGTAATATAAAGAATACTCAACGATAGAAGTTGTAGGGGAGTCGTCTTGGTAGGTAACTCCCCTACTTTTTATTTTCCTGATACCCAGTCTTGTTCTTCTTCAGTGTAAGGCCACATTAAAATGCGCCTCCCCAGAACAACCCATTAAGAATCATAACACCTGCTAATATTCCAATTATAATTGTAAAAGGTACAAGTGTTTGTACAATATAATTAAGCATGTGCTTTGCCCTTCCAAGTAGCAACTTCTTTGCCTCGCATATAATGATCGCCAGGCTCATAGTCTGACATCAACTTTCTTCTTTTCTCAAGACGTTTAATAGCCTCAAGTCTTTTTGAAGAAAGTTTTGATCTTTCAATCATTAATACCTTTGCTGAGTCGTGGTATCCTTGACGTGACAGTTCAGCCGCCGCTCTGGCTAAGCCTGCTGTCTCAAATAAGTTTTTAGTTCTTTCCCATAGTAACATTATATTCTCCTGTGTGTTGTGTATGTGTTATCTGTATTTGTAACCATTGTGTTGGACAGTTCCAAAAGGTCCGTGCGTGACCTCGCGCCTATCCAGTTTCCTAATCCTGCGTTCCAAGTCAGCATGATCAGTAGACTGACTGAGATAATCTTCTTCCCAGTTACGTGTGCTATAAAATATCTTTGATAAGGTTTTAAGGATTTGGCGTAGCATTTAAGCCACCTCCTTTACGGAACTATTCCTTAGAGTAATTCTTGGTCCGTGTATTTGTTGTGATGTTGGTGCTTTACCATGATTGTTCAGCATGTAATCATATGCATACTGCCAATCATTTCCGTATTCAGTTTTGGCCCAAGTCAGTAGTTCGCCGCGGTAACTTTTATTTGAAGTTGACCCGCTTTTCACCCATGACATCAGACCACTTATTAAGTGTGTCATTGTTTTCTCCTAATGTATGGATGCTTAAGGAAAGCAATACCCCCTGTCTTTTCAGGGTGTCAGTGGTCTTTTCCACCGTCATTCGCTTGGTAAGGCAAAGTGAACTTGCCCCGGTCTATCCCAGTGTCTGTGTGTGATATAGGAAAAAACATTGCATCTTTTTCTACTTCACCTGTATTTATAAAAGTAGTACAGAATTACTGACTTATCTTGACGTGTTTTCAGTGTTTTTTTTGTAAAGGCTGTTATGCTCTGTGAGCATGACTAAATTCGCTCTTGACTTCTGTCAAAAAGTGTGCTATAAATAAACTTGGCTTTACAATAAAGCCGAAGGTAGTTGGGCATCGTTGAGCCCAATCTCTTTTAACAATGTGAGCGATGTGGTAAAAGCATCAAGCAAAGAAGGGAAATAAGAATGGACGCACTCACCCTATGGATGGCAATAGGTTTTATATTTGCCGCCTATTCAGTAATAGCAAATGATTCAGTACAGACTCTCGGTACATGGATAGCAAGTAATAACGAGAGATTCAATTGGAAGATCATGTGGGGGTGTGCAAGTGCAGTCTTACTTTATACATTGTGGTATGGTTGGACAGTAAATGGTGGAGACATCAGTTATGGACGACTAAACAAAATACCATTCCAAGAAATACAATGGTACCATGCGGCGGCACCAGGACTATTATTAATACTTACAAGGATAGGAGTACCAGTTAGTACTTCTTTTTTAGTATTAAGTGCATTCGCAAGTACGTTTGTGTTAGAGAAGATGCTCGTAAAGAGTATGATGGGTTATGCAGTGGCGGCAGTTGCGGCCTATGTAATTTGGATAGGAGTTACCAAACTCCTTGATGAAGCAAAGCCTGTCAAAGAAGAACACAAGAAAGCATGGCGAGTAGCACAATGGGTAACAACAGGGTTCCTGTGGTTTACTTGGCTCAGTCATGACATGGCAAACATTGCAGTATTCCTACCAAGACAAATACCTTGGGACCTTATGGTATTAGTAAGTCTTATATTTGTATTTGGATTAGGATACATGTTCCGTGAAGGCGGAGGTAAGATACAAAACATTGTAATTGAAAAGCACAATACAAAATATGTTCGTAGTGCTACAATTATTGATGCAGTGTATTGGTTGTGTTTGTGGTTCTTCAAAGAACTTAACGATATACCTATGTCAACAACATGGGTGTTCGTAGGACTATTATGTGGACGTGAACTTGCTATGGCAACTATGACAGGCAAGGAAAAGTTCAAGACAGTATTCCCTTTAGTAACTAAAGACTTTATTAAAATGATGATAGGGTTAGGTGCTTCAGTAGGAGTAGTGTTGATGATACACTATGTTATTGTTCCTAACCAAATAGGAATGTAACTCACAATAATAGGGTGCAACTAAGGCACCCTATTGTTTAACTTTTATATATTATCTTCTTTAGGGACAATAGATCCATTGCCGAATAAATCAACAGCCTTCCAAGCAGAATACATTTTCCACTTAGGTACTGAAGGCTCAGCATCTACCATGCCATACCAAAAAACCATATCAGAGGCTTTCTTAGCCGCCTTTACAAGTGCATCGTCTTGTTTGTCTTGCATCTTGTGTCTGTATTGTCTAATTGTTTTATATAGTAAATCGTGTATGATGGCCGCTCTGGCTACATCAAACGGTGCTATCAACCACCACATTCCTCTTGGTACTGATGCTAAATCAGTAACAAATCCAGTAGGAACAGTTATTTTTGAACCTTTGAGTTTAACACCCACGCCTTTTAGTGCTTTAAGTTCTGTTTCTGTTAACTCTGGACAATCATATGACAAATCACGACCCAGTACCCATTTACGTGGTGGGTTGAACTCTGCCATGATTTTGTTATTAAAAGTTCCCATTTTTATACTCCCTCGTTATTATAAACCTTTTTGCAGTAATATTTATTTGTAATTGCCATAAATAGTTATAAGGAAACTGAACAAATGAAAAAACGCACAAGATCAATCTTAGAAGAATTAAACAATCTCCATAGAGATCGTGATAATGATTCGTTAATCGCTACTACAGGTACTAACATCATTGAAAGTGCTGTTAACCTACTCGCTCGTATAAACGAGAACTATTCGGCAGAAGAAGCACAGGACATAGAACGTAGATTCCTAAACTCAATTAGAACAGGAGATACTAAGAAATTTAGACGTGGTATTTCAAAAGTACAGGAAAGTAGAAAAAATGATTCTTAATGAAGGTGGCAACGTATTCAAAGATGAAAACGGCGATGCAACTACACAACGTATTCAACAAGCAGACGTAGACCCAACGTTACAGTGGATTGAAAAGATTACTGGCATGGACCATGTCAACATGAAGTTAGGGTCAACAGGAATTAAAAGTTCAAGTGGTGACTTAGATGTTGCCGTTGACAAAGACGAATACGACAAAGCAACAGTTGAAAAGAAACTAATGGCATGGGTAACAAAGAACCATCCAGATGATGCACCAAGACAGTGGGTAGCCAAGTCAGGTATTAATGTACACTTCAAAGCACCTATCAATGGTAAAGAATCAAATGGCTTTGTACAATTAGATTTAATGTTTGGCGAGCCAGAGTTTATGAAGTTCGCACTAAAAGGTTATGGCGACGACACAAAGTACAAAGGTGTACATAGAGCAATCTTAATTTCCAGTGTTGCAAAGTTTCATGGTTACAAGTTTAACAGTCAAACAGGACTTGTTGATAGAATTAATAATAAAACAGTTTCAAAAGACCCAGACGAGATTGCACAGTATCTTTTAGGTGACAGTGCTAAAGGGTCAGACTTAGATAGTGTTGACACTATCGTTGCTAAAATTAAAAGCGATCCTAACTATGATGCAATGACGGCAGACGCCGCAAAGTATTTTGAGAAGGACGGATTAAAACTACCAGAATCAGTTGCGTTAGAAGGACGTGAATGGTTTAGAGATACATTGGACAAACTAAATGAAGTTTAGAGATTTTAAAACAGAAGCACCTAAAGCAAAAGCAGATACTAAAGAGCCTGATGCACCTATCTCAGGTACAAACGTTAAGCAGACCAAGAAGATGGATCCTTCCACTATGGGTATTGCCAAAGCGGCTAAAGATGTTAAAGATAAAACAGTTGGTAACTTCAAAGCAGGATACGATGCAGTCAAGCAACAACAAGCACAAGCAGGTGGAGACGGATCAGTCTTAGGTGCTCTCAAAGGAATAGCAGGCACAGGTAAACAAGCAGTAGACCTTGCAAAGACAGCCGGCACTCCAATAGCAGAACCTGTTGATGTAGATGCAGATGATGACAAAGGTGCAAAAGCAAAAGCAGATCCTAAAGCAAAAGAAGAACCTAAAAAAGATCAACCAGAAGCAGAAAAGAAAAAGAAATATATAGATGAGCCAATCAAACACGCTAAAGACTTAGTAGGCAACAACGCAAGTTTTGTTGATACTAAATCTAATTTGTTATACCAATGGGACGAGAGGTCTTCAAAGTGGCATCCAGTTACAACGTCAAAGCAAAAAGGTAAGTCATTAGATAGAGATAGTGGCATCAAAGGATTCAATGCCGCAACAGGTAGTTCAAGAACAGTTAACGAAGGTTTAGATGCACGTATTCAACACATTGAAGATGAAGTTATCTTTAATGGCAGTGCTGGTGCAAAGAGAGCATTAGCAAAGATCAAAAGCATGGCAAGTAGCAAAGATGATGTACAGATTAAATGGGACGGATCTCCAGCAGTCATATTCGGCCGCGATGAGAACGGAGAGTTCATGCTCACAGACAAAGGTGGCTTTGTCGCAAAAGGATATGATGGACGAGCAAAGAACGGAGATGACCTTGAGAAGATGTTTCTTAAGCGTCCCGGAGCACAAAGGGATCCAAAAGGATTTAAGGCCTTAGGTGCTAACATGAAAAATGCTTTTGGCATTATGGAAAAGGCTACGCCTAAAGACTTTAGAGGTTACTTCAAAGGTGACATGCTTTATTTCCATGAGCCACAACAAGAACAAGATATGTATCACTTCAAGCCTAACATTGTACAGTACACAGTTAAGACAGATAGTGATTTAGGTAAGAA